TGTAATCATATATCTCAACACCTGTATCTGGATTCTTTCCTAACTGCACGCCATCCTTTTCTTTAGTAAATTCATCTCTCATTTGTAAAGCAAGCTGTTCGTTAAGTATGTCTAAAATGTCTGCGAGCAAATCTGCTCCAAGGAAGTCCAAGTCTAGTTCTGTTGACCACGAAGAGTCTTGTACATCTAATAATTCGTCTGTTTGAAAAGCATCGAACTGTAGATAATCTATTCCTAAGAAGTCTGCAAGTTCTTTAGCTCTAGCTTCTTCACTGTCTTCATCTAATTCTACAGGTTTCTTTCTAATGAGAAGATTTAGAATACTAGACTCATCCAAGTCAAGTATTACTGGTTTAGTAGGTTCTGAGTATGGACTAGGCACAACTGTTGCTTGGAATGCTTGGTTCATTATAACCATACCAACTTCAGATGCAACTGTAATCTCTCCCACTACACAATTTCCAAAGTCATTACATGATGGTAAAAGTACAATAGTACTACTACCAAGCTCGTCTATTGTCATAGAAAAATCAGTACCCCTAACACCAACTACGGCGGTAGGAGTCCTGATCTTTATATTTTGTCTACTGTTTTTTGCAATTTGTCCAGATGCATATCTCATTGTACCAAAAGAGGCCTTCAGAGATAATGAACCTGTCTGAGTATTAGGGTCATATACAAATGAATCAATGATTAACTTTGAGTGTTCTGTTACATCCACCCTAGTATCATCTATGAATTCAATAGCAGTTCTTCCATTCTTTGTACGAACAGTGTCCATTGATTCCATACCGAAACCTTTGTCTATAGAGTCAAATCCATCTTCTCCACGTTCAATATTAGTAACACCTTTTTGTTCTATAACTTGTCCAATGTTAGCATACGCTGAACTTGTTATTATAACAAAAAATATACTAGTCAGACTGCGTGATATCAATGTCAAAATTATCACCTGTAATATCTAGATCAACTGTTTGGTCGTTCAACCCACTCTGGTTGATATCAATTGTACCACCACCGCCAGTTACATCTACTTCTATTGTATGTCCATGCACTCCGTTACCTGTCTGAACTGTTGTTATTTCAACACCTTCATCTCCAGAAGGACTTGTAGTTGCTAATGATGCACTATTGTCAATATTAACTGTAAGTGCAGCATACGTTCCATCTACAGTAGATTTGATAATATTATTATCTCCATCAATTACAAAATTAATTACAGAATTTGAAGAGTCAGCTGTTTCTCCAATGTCAAATGTGAAGGCATTACTGTCGCCCTCAGTTGTAATGTTTAGAGTAACATCATCACAATTTCCAGATGCAGCAGAGCTACAGTCTAAATCTACAGTGTTAGAAGAACCTGTAAACTCCCAAGCTCCAGTGTAGTTTGCACCTCTAATAGTTGCAGTAATTATATTATAATTTCCTGTCTGAGTTATATCAAAACTCATGCCATCGCCGTTAATCACAGCAGCAGTTGTAGAATTACCTACTTCGTTATCACTACCATCCTGTGTAATGTCTAAGTCCAAATTATCTCCTACTTGCGTAATGTAAATATCATTTGCAGCAGAGGGTGGCGCTATCAATAAATATACCATAATAAAGAAAACCCTTATTATTTTATTGGTCATTTCTTCTCCTTTATGTAAAGGTCTGCTTCATAATCCCACAGTCCTTTAGATTCGCCCTTTTTAATCATATTAATAATCGCTTGGTCGATTGCAGATTTAACTGCAACAGAGGTCGGCTCATTTGCGGCCGCACCACTCTCCATTTCAAATGCTTTAGTTCCCAAATCGAAGAATCTGAAGACATTAAAATCGTCCTTTACACTAGCAATAGTCTTTGTGACATTTGTTGTCAAAATAACCTTACCAGAGTTAACAGAAACAAGTCTCATAGAAACTGTGACTTGATCTGTCCTATAGGAAGTATCGCCACCAACACCAAAGTAGCGCAATCCATTACCGCCACTTATGATATTGGCATCATAACCTACGATACCCCCTTCCAATATTAAACCAGCAAGCTTCAAGGGTTTAAGCTCTGGTTTCTTTTCACCTTGTTCATATTGTTCATATGTGGACTTTGCTAGTTGTCTCTCTTTAACTAGGTTGTTAAGTCCACCTCGTTCTATTACTGTAAACCAATCTCCATTTGCAGCAGATTGTAGTGCGTCTATCACCCATGAATCTGCGCCTTGTGTGACAGCAGAAGATAGTGAAGAAAACCTCTCATTAGGTTTCCTTTGGCCTGTTTTGTCTTGAAAAGCATACACCGCAATTGTCATCGGTGGAGCATCAAGGAGTGGGAGGTCTTCTAACCTCTCCTGTACACCACTTACAAATGCTGTAGGTGGTTTAATGTCTAAGTTCTCTTGTGTTGCCATTGAGGTACACCCACCCAATAAACATGTAAATATTAAAAATAATATTGCTTGTTCCATTTAGAACCCAAACCCTGTTAAGGGAACAACCAATTCAGTGACAGAACCATCTTCTTCAGTGATGGTAACTGTGATTGTCCCTGCTGTTAAATCTTTTACCCAATAGATTGTAGCACCTTCTAAATCAGCAGTTCCAGAAAGTGCGCCATTTTCTTCGAACATGGCATCTACTAAGTTTTTTGAAATTTGTGCGTAGATACGAGACTCTACGTTATTGATAAATTTGTTTATAGTTTTATTTGCTTCTTCTCTTGCTGCTTCTCGTTCAGCAGCTTCAGCATCATCTTTTAATTTTTGTTTTCTGTTATGCTCAATCTGAGCAATAGAAAGGAAGTGTTGAGACTGGCCAATCCCACTAAATGAGGGACTCCCGAAAGTGTGTACTAAATCACTGGCGTGACTAAGTGTCGGGATTATTGTTAGGAGTACTCCTATTGCTATTAATTTCTTCATGTCTTGATCCATACCTCTGTAATATTTTTTCTACATCCCCATCTATAGGTTTGCCTTCTTTATCGTAATGTTCTAATAACATTGAGAGTTTCGTATTCAGACGTATCATATCATTATCAAGCATTCTAATTCTATCTACTAATGCAATAAGCGTACCCATTGCTCCACCGATTACAGGGTCAATAGTTTCAGTTACCCACTTCCATATGAAGTATACGAAGTATCCAAGTCCTATCGCTGCTATAAGAGGGAAACCATAATCTTTTATTGCATTTGCAAGTTCGTCCAAATTTATCCCCTAATCACGCCGAGCATCTTCTTTACCTTCATTCGCTGCAAGTCTGTCTATGTTGGGTTTCACCCCAAACGCATAACTCATCAAAGCATCAATCTTTACTAAGTCATTATTCATAGTCTGAACACGATTGTCCAACTGTCCTATGATACTGTTTAGCGTCTTTACACTATCAGTAACGCCTGCTAGTATAAATCTGATTGTTAAGAAGACGAAATATCCTGCCGCAATAGCCCCTGCTATTGGAGCTCCAACGTCTCCCACAAATGATAGTAAATCCATATGTTCTCTCTCAATAACTACTATTTATAAGAAAAGAGTGCTGCTAACGATTTATATTCCAAAATGTCTCAGGCGAAGTAAAAGTTGCATTCCATTCAGCATTTACTACTCTATATTCGAAGTAAATATATGTAACCCATGCAAAAGATAATGCAATAATAATACCACATATCAACATGTAAATCTTCTGTCCCTTAGTAAAAAAGTGATCGTCATTCCATTCGTACATAATACCTATCCTTTCGTATATATTTAGGCAATGTCATTGTTTTGACAACAGATGAATATTTGACGCTAAAAAAAAGGGACAGAGTTTGCACTCTATCCCTTTCTCCCACACTAAGTTCTTTCTCTATATTCGGTACAGTCTAGCCGTCTAGTGTGTTGTATACTACAACTGTACTTATCTATTTTGGGTCTGTGTGTTACACCTCTACCCTAGCATAGATACTATTCATTTGCCAACTTTTCAAAGTATGACATGGCGTCATCATCGTCATCAGACGCCGCAGCCACCGTTGAAGGTTGCGGAGCGGGTTCAGATTTGAACTCAGGTGTGAAGTTTGTAGACTCCTCATCTTCCATTCTCTCTGCAGCAGTCTTACCAGTGGTAAGTTTGCCTGTTAGAACCGCATCCAAACGAGACTTCAACTCATCATATGATTTAAAGTTTGACGGTGCAAGAAACTCAGCAAGTGAATGCTGTGACTTGTAGATTGCTTCCAACTCTTCATCAGTTGATTTCAATGCAGATTTAGCATCCAAACCAGACTTATCGTAGTTCCAGTAACCATCTACTTTGCGAATCTTCAACATGAAGTTGGCACCTTCCCAAAAATCGAATGGGTTGATAGGTGTCTCATCAGGGAACTCAGGTTGCATTGCTTCCATAAGTTTGTCAAAGATTTTCTTACCGAACTTGTAAAGCATAACTTTACCCTCATTTTGAGGATTAGTCGGGTCACTTACAACGTATACATTTGCAAAATATTGCAGTTTACGTTTTTGTTTACGAGCAATCTCTTTATCTGATTCTACACCAGAGTTCCATAACTGCGAGTTGTACTCACTGATAGGGTCTTTCTGATTTAGAGTAGTAAGAGAGTTCTCAATAAACCACTGTCCAGTTGGGCCTTGGAATGCGTGATTCCAAACTCGTACCCAAGGAAGTTCTTCACCCTCTGGTGCTGGTAGGAATCGAAGTACTGCGTACCCATTGCCTGCCTTGTCCACCTGTGGTTTCCACAGACGATCATCCACATAGGATTTCTTTTCTGTAGTTGGTGATTCGTCCTTCTGGACTTGTTGCAACAGTTTATCTAAACTGTTTTGGTTTCTCATTGCTGAAATTGACATATTGTTTTCTCCGTATATTGTCGTATGTTTAAGTATTTCACATTATTCATTATGTAACAGTATTTATAATACCGTAAATAGGTGCTTTTGTCAATAACTTTTTCAAATTATTTTCTAAGAGCATCCCACTCTTCTGGTTTTGCGTCCCAAAGAGATGTGCGTTTTGGTTTGTATACATGTGTATCTTCACCGTAACGTCCACGTTCTCTGTTACCATCACCATTTAGTTCCGTCATGTCCTGTTGCATTGCTTTATAGTCTAGCAATTCATCTTCTTCATTAGGAACTATCTCAACATTCCCATCAAACGAATATCCATTCGCAAGCAGGAAATGTTGAAATGCGTCACACATCTCATTCAAATCAGAACCGTCTTCAACATTGAATTCAATCCTGTTAGTGTGATGTGTTGTTTTAAAACCATGTACATCTTCTTGTACAGGTTCTTCATGTATAAACTTATACACTATAGTTTCTCCATTAGTGGAAAGATTTTAGCAATCTCTTTTGCACATTTTTGTGCAACTTCCATGTGTTCTTTTTGAGTTCCATTCGCACCACGAAGTTCAATGTAATGAACCCATGAACGTAAAGAACCTTGCATATATAGTCGAGTCTTGGTCAGTCCTTCTGGAAGAACTGCACGAGCCTGTTCCTTTGCAATACCATTTTCAATCGCCCACTCGTATGCTTTACGAGATGTTTCGATAACACCTTGTTGTCTACGATTCCAATCTGTAATCAGTTGTTGGTGTTTTACATTATCTACTAGAGAAGGGTCATTCTCAATCTCAATAGAGTTCTGTCTATTTGTTGTATCCTGTAAACGACATTCTCTTTTAGTAAATGCATCACCCATTGCTGATGGTTCTGCATACCGTTGAGAAAACTCTTGAAATGCAAAACTTCGATGACGCACAATCTGGTGAGCAATGTCACGAGTAGTGTCGATTTCAATCGTAGCACTAGCCATCTCCAATGGACTCCAATGTTTATGTTTCACCAAGTACTTAATAAGTTTTTCAGATGTCTCTTGATTCATCTGATTAGCAGGATTAGATACACGAGCACAGAATGCGATTAAATCTTGTACATTCTCAATACCAATAATACCATCCTCACCTTTTGGGGGTTGACTGTAACTAATCAATCTTGTTGATGTTACCATTTGTTTTAGTTCCTTAGTCTCTGTCACTAATCATTATCCTTCTTTGTCAAATTATAACCACCGTCTGGCAGTTCTTCCCATAACAGAGTATCGCCTGTATCCCAACCAACTGAATCTAATGAACCTGTTGGGAATTCAAAAAACAACTCTTTTGTTTTACCATCTTGTTGGACTTCCACCAACCATGTATTCTGTGACAATTGTTTATATTTCATAACAATTCCTTCAATAAAATTGAGCAGTTTATTATCCTACTCAGGATATATAACAATTACGCCTGTTTACGATAACGAGGGCGATAACCATTATTGGACTTATTAGCAGACTCAGCAAGTTTCTTTGAGAGTACCATGTCACGCTTTTGAAGCTCTGACAAGTCAAACTCAAGAGTCTTGATTCGTGTCTTTGCTTGTACAAGCTTAGAACGATAGAAGTCTCTTTCCCTAATAAGTTCATTCGATTCGTTTGACCGAACTGGATTGGCAACTTGCACTTCCATTAGAATGTCTCCTTCACTAGTTGGAGTAGTTTTGATTTACACTTCTCTCTATCATAAGGGAGAAATGCGGCGTATTTGACGATTAATCGTCTCGTGTCTGGCCATACTAAGTCATCTTTCATTCCTTTATCAAACCGTTTTACATAATTTAGTAACCCTTGTAGGATTACCGCCGTCTCAATGCTTACTCTCTTTGCGAGTATGTTCTTTAATAATACAGGATGTTTACCACTTTGTAAAGAGAAAATTGAATTAAATTCATCAACTTGATCAAATAAAAAGTGCATGTCCTGTAAAAAGTTGTACGTCAATGACTGTCTGTTCTTAGACCATTCTAAGTAATTCTCTTCACTGAAATCACCCAGCCATCCTTTTGGCGACTTCACGAAGTTTGCAATGTAGTAGTCTTGTGTATTATCACCATACTTTCTTGCCACTCTAGCGAAGAAATATCTATCTCTTCTTTTTAGAAACGATGCCTTGGATGCAGAAGTCTTTCCACCGTATCTAGTATAATCATAGTTACTAGTAAAGTGCAATTTCAGACCAAGATACATCTGGTAGGATTCCCACGCTTCCATTGGACTTGTCCTTAAACTGGTAGGGTTGCTACTCGTGGCAAGAAATTCAACTTCCTTGCATCTGCTTCTATTTTTTCTTTAAGTGGTTTTGATATTAGCGGCCCAATCGTGTCTGGTTCCATTTGATGTTTTTCACAATAATCTAATATTGCATCCATATATGTTACTTCGTTTCCTTGACTAACTATCTTTTCTATTTGAAGCGCAAACTTCTTTGGCGTCATCACAACTAGTTCTTCTAGATTCATTACAAACTCCTGTTAACAGGTTTAAAAAGGTGGAGAAGGTGGTATTAATAATACCGAAACCTTCTCCGATTTTTGCAGACTTACCGTAGGTCTACACGGATGTGTTGAGTCATCACACTATAGAATTTGGAGCGGGTGGAAAGAATCGAACTTTCGTCAAAAGGTTGGAAACCTCTTGTAATGCCATTATACGACACCCGCTGAATTCCACTTTTCTGTTGCTAAGTAAGTGGACAACTCCCTGCGTTTATGCCGCTAAGGCAAAATCAGATATGGCAAAGTTATCGTTTGCGTTTAGTTTTGTTGACTGTCTAACGTAAGTCACCACGGCAATCTACTCTCATCTCTATCCGTCAGTCGATCCTATTCATCCCCATCAAAAATACATTGTCTTAAACCCTCGTGAGGTCTGTATCTCTGCAAAGACACCTTATTGCAGTAAGGCGCAATGTACTTTTGGTGGAGATGGAGGGATTCGCACCCTCGTCCTGTCCAAACTTTGAATCGTATTAACGATTGCATTCTATTTATAAAACCATGATATCACAAAGATACCCCTATGTCAATAAGTTTTTGTAAACTTGTTCCACTTCCTAGTATACAGCCCATCCTTGGAGATGGAAATTCAATTATTGTCCAAGTATAAGTATCAGTGTTAACTGTAATTATCACCTTTGTTTTATACGTTCCTCTACCTTCTGGTTGAGCGCCCCATCCATCCATTGTGATAAATGGTACTTCACCAAAATTATCAGTAATAGATTTTATGGTTTGTAGTGTACCACACTGGACAGGTTTATCTGCCCAGAATGGTTCTGCTGCAACTGCTGTACTAAACAGCAGCGCCGGCAGTATTGATAACATCTTCTTGTTGAGCATTTTCCTTTTCCCATTCTTCTGTGAACAGGTCGATTGTCTCAACCAAATCTTGAAGATAGTCATTCTTATCCTTCACAAACTCTTGGACAAGTCCATCTTCAGTTACCACTAAGATAACAATCTGATTGATTTCAATTCCTGTACGTTCCTCAAACATCTCTGCATAAGCAGATGCTTGCATATAGTATTCGAAATTATAATCATCCTTTCTTTCAGAACGAGAAGTCTTAAAGTCAATAATAGATGGAACACCGTTCCAATCTGCAATACAGTCCACACGGCCTGCAAGACGATACTTCTCACTCCACAATCCACACTCTTGTGCATAGATATTATCTATACGTTTTTCAAGCGTAGGTTTTAGTTGTGAGAACAAACACCAAGGTAAGAATGCAAACTCTTCCTTCAGTACTTCTTTATTATTTAAGAAGTCCTCACACATAGTGTGGACAGCAGTTCCACGAGAAGCGGCGGTACGCATGATATGATTAGCAACATCATTACCTACACGATTACGCCACGCTTGTAGTCCTGCCTTCTTTTCTTTACGAACACCCAACACGGTTGTGATAGATGGATAGAAACCAGTTGGCGTATCATAGAAACGCTTCCGATTAATATTCTTGGTTGATACCTCTGGGATATCTACTGGTTTATGATTGAACATAATTTACCTCAATTGTTTTCATTATTAATAATTATACCAAAAAATACGTCTTATGTCAAGAACTTTCTTCTTTTATATAAAAATGTATTTTTACTATATTTTTATCTTGTTTCTTTATGAAATACTCCAACTCATTTCTGGTTAGAATGTTTTTCAACTCTGTCAATGTCAATTCTTTCATCAGTGGTATCTTTCTTTGCTAGATTGTTAAGTGCATCAACAATTATATTATTACGTTTAGCACCAAAAATTTTATCCCAATTATCTGCATAAGCCTTTTCATTAGAGGTTCTTCTCTTAGAACCTTTACCCCCATGCCAATTAGACATTATTCTTTCTGCTTGCATCAATACCCCATGCTGTCAATGCAGCACCAAGTATTACAGAAAACATACCGGCTGGTATGGTCATATCACCAGTGTTAATTGCATACAGGGATGTACCAACCCACATTACACCGACTATTGTTCTTACAACACCTAGTCCACCGTAATATCCTCTTTCTCTTTGGTAATAACTATCTACCTGTTTCTGCCATTTTTTATTCTTCACTATTCAACTCCTAACCTAATCTTGTTGATTAAGTATTCTTTAACAAAACCACTACGAACAATATCCCCAATGGTAAACTCAATATTCTCAAATGCTTCCATAGCATCTAAGATTTTCATAAACTGTGTCAATCCACTCTTGTCTGAACTCTTTACAAGGTCAGTCTGGAAGAAATCTCCACAGAACATAATTTTAGAATCTTGTCCAACACGAGTAATAATCGTGTCAAGCTCATGGAAGTTTAAGTTCTGACATTCATCAACAATGATGATTGCATTGTCTAATGTAATACCACGCAAGAATGATGTAGTCAAGAACATCAAAGAACCTTGGTTCTTTAGTCTATCATACAGTCCATCAAACGCCTGTTCATTAGGTTGTTCGAATATGAACTTAACCATGTTCTGATAAGGAACTTGAAACAATGCTGTCTTATCTTCCTCATCGCCTGGCAAGAAACCAATCTCACGAGTAGGAACTGCACTACGCACAATATAAACTGTGTCGTATGGTGTGTCATGTTTCATAACTTCTTGCATTGCAAGATATAAGGATACAAAGGTTTTACCTGTACCAGCAGCTCCGTATAAGAAAAGGTTCTTACCTTTCTGATATGCTTCGAAAGCTTTCTTCTGATTTTCCGTAATTGGATTAACTTTAACCAGACTATCCATTCTGATTTCTTTTGCTTTACCCATATGATACACCTCGTTTCGTCAATTCATTTCGAATTTTTTGTTTGAGCGGGCCTCTAGTCGATGACCTATTTAACTCCTCAACAAGAGTTTCTTTTGTCTGTTGATGCATGTAGAAGTTACTAACAGTTCTCTTCCCACTTTTTCTATCCACATTAACTTGTGTTGGTTTAAATTTTACTGGCATTAATCTCCCCTCTGTTTAGCTTGTAATTTGCGATGTTTTTCAACGATACCTTTTGTCTTAATATCCTTGATAGATTTCTTGGCGTACCTTTCAGCAAGAGGACTGTCCGAATGGGACTCTCCTATCTTCTGCAATACTTCATTAAATCCACTATCTGTTTTAATGTTACCACTCATGCCTGTACCACTAACAATACTTGGTGCAGAAGTAATAACACTTTCCTTAGAGGGATTATCTTTCAAATATTTCTGTAGAGAAGAGTAAGAGCAAAACATCTCTTCCATCTCTCCAGTATCATTGTCTCTCACGCTATATGTTGGCATTATTTTTCAATTCTTCAATTTGTAATTTCAATTCTTGGTTTTCTTCAACCAATTCCTTTATTCTATTTAGGGAAGAATAATAGCTAGCATTAAGATTCTTTATTTCCAGCTCCAGTAATGTAAATGCAGTTATAGTTTTTGCTGCTACTTCTGAAACGGAAGTATTATTATCTTCTTCTCTCATTCTTCTCCCCATATAATCGTGATAACTTTCACGATTGACTGCGTTGTATGACGGATATCCCTTTTCAAAAACTGGCGAATTATCATTACTCATGCAGCCACCTCATACCAATCTGGAGCGCCTCTGCGTTTCCACGATGCTAGGTGTTGTTTGTATTTGACATAGTAATCACGATATGCAACTAATGAGTCATTGTTCTTTACATCATCAGGCATCGCTGGTGTTGGTTCTGTCCATACACCTTCCTTCATATTCTTTGGAGTATTGAACAAGATATCATTTAGTTTACGATAACTCTCGTGTGGTGCATCTTTACCATAACGCCACATGAACTCTGTATTGAGTTCTGTCCACATACGATACAACCATCTGTAGTTCTTTGCAGACTGTCGTACCCAAATACCACTAGGATGATTTACATGTGATGCTTTGTATAGAGTTGTTTCCATAACATCATCGTCCATCTTCCAACGCTTGATTTTTGCACCACTCTTAGTACGTCCATAATACAATTCACCGTCCATAGTACGATGTGCAGTAGACATAAGCTGAGCGTACTCAATAATCATCTTACTACAATGAGAGTCACAGTGCATCTGGGCACACATGTCCTCGTAAGCGCTTAGATAAAATACATTCATTACTTCTCCCATCTGTAGAAGATGTGATCTTCTATCTCAATCGTTTTTGTTTTAGTCTTTGCCCAAGAAGGCATTACATAGTCAGCATGATAGTGCGTTGCACCTTCTGTGATGTCTATACTATGTATTGTACCATTAATCATTAACTCTGTCAAGGTATAAATGTTCTGATATACAGAATCATTACGAATCTCATCAGACTTACCATCACAGTACCAACTAAACTGGCACTTATGTCTTACTGGTATCATCTCACCCGAACCTGTCCAACTAGGTTTATGAGGCCCTTGTTTGACAACATCACAAATACTGTTTGGATATCTTGAGTCTGCTACACGATTCAATGTCACGAAGATAACAGCAATCTGTCCTGCTGCGCCTTGTCCTCGTGCTTCATGGTATACGTTCTCAGCGAGACACCCTGTTTCCATTTGCATATAGGTATCCAACTCACCTTGAGTCAAATCCTCTGGAGCAATTGGATGTCCATGAAAGGTTAACATAGAACCTAAAATTAGTTCCTTTATCACCAGTTAACACCCCCCTCAATTTCCTCAATCTCCTGTCGAGCGGCATCAACTGCCATTCCACTACCAAACTCTTCTTTAACTTTGGCAATGATATCAGCAACAGTACTAACGCCTGTTGTAGTATCAATGTCACCACTAGAGTTATAGTAGTCCCAAACGAACTCTTGAACGTCCATCAAATAAGCATTAACTTTTCCCATTATACAATCTCCTCAAATCCAACCATAGCAACTTTGTACTTAGTTGTTCCCATTAACATCTGATCTCCCATAGAAGTAGAACGCATTCCAAACGTCTTACCTTCATACACTGGAAGGTCGGCCATTACAGTGACGTTCTCATTATAGTCGCCATTCTGCATTGTTACACCATTGTCAGCCTCAAGTGTAAATTCTTTGATACTCCAAGAACCTTGGATGTTGTTAGTCCAACGATAAGCGTACTCTAAAGCTTTAGTACCAGTTAAGTCACCAACTTCTACTAGAGCAACTGTTCGTGGTGTTTCTTCGAAAGCACTGTGAATTACTGCAATTTGTGTCATAATTTATTCCTTTATTCTCATTCTACATAGCTATGATATCACCTTGTCAACACATTGTCAACAGGTTTTTATAAAATATTTGAGTCCCAAACCTTTTGGGCAAGTTTACCCTCTAAACGGTGAGCCTCTTTCTCCCAAGGCAAGTCCCAATACCCAACTGAATCTGAAACATTACATTTCTTCCAGCGTCTGTCGGTAGCAAGTCCATTCATCTCATTGCGGGCGTACTGTTTAACATGTACCATCTCGTGACACATAGTAGTTACAAAGTCTTTCAGAGATAAGTCTTTACTAATCTCAATCTCAAACTGTCGATTAGTATCTTCCATCATACAGTAACCAATTGCATCATCATTGAACTTACGAATGCGAACTGCAATTTCTAAAGTCTTCATTCTAGGCATCAATTCAGTAATCATCTGGCAGACTGTTTTGAAAGCAACTTCTTTCTGAAACTTCGTACCACCTGTAACATCAACTAAATTCATCTGTAACCTCATTTCTCAATTTATACTAGTATTATACCTGTTATCATAACAAATGTCAAGTGTTTTGTTAAAAAAAGTACAAAAAAAAGTCCTTGCAAAACAAGGACTTAGAAATTATTTTAAATTATTTTTGACATTATGCAGATATATCTACGTTTTGCCCCATAGGTTTGAGAGGTTCTACTGATTGCCCTCTGTTATTATAGGTGGTGTATGACACCTCAGATACTCTGACAGGCCCATCGCCCGTCTGTGTGTGCTTTACATGTACAGTAGTTAGAGTGTCTCCTACAGGATAAGTCCTTGTATAATTACTCACTATCCGTACTGGTAGTATTGGTGTTATCTCTGTCATTGGTTTATCCTTACGGCGGCGGCATCCCCTCGCATTGTGTAAGAGAGAGAAAGGAGCAAAGGGATGCCGCCGAGACATGCTGGTTAGTCTAGGAGTTCTCCTAGCGTTGCGGGCCCAGCTATCCCATCTGCAACTAACCCATTGGCGGATTGCCATTCTTTTAAAGCACGTTCAGTGCCTGGGCCGAAGTCACCGTCTGCTGTGATACCTAATGCTTCTTGCATCATCACAACACCAACCGACTTCATGCCTTTTCGTAATACACCAATATCTTCTGGTGAAGGTTCTTCCACAAACTCATCATCTGATTCGTGTTCTGAAACATCACTACCTAGCATATGTAGTGCTTCTTTCCAGTGATGGATACGGTCTTCCAGACCAATATAACCACCATTGATACGTTTAGTCATTGTTTTGATATCACCACTATCTGCATAACGGTTCAATCCATTCTTATTCCAGTACCAGATGGCGGACATGAGAGCGACCTCTTTATCTTCTGAAACCTTGTCTGGATTGTCAACAACGTCAACATCCATGTCGGAGGCAAATGCACTATAGTTTGCTTTACCTGTCAACTGGATTGGGCCTCTGCCACGATACTTCCATCCGTCACCTGAGTCAGTATCCCCATTCGACATACGGTTAGCATAGACTACGTTAGCAATCTTTTCTGGTTGTCTGTGATATGGTTCTGAATCTCGTGCGGCACGTTTGAAGTATTTGCCGAAGATTGCATCCAGCGCCTTGGCACTGTAGTTAAGGTTTTCAGAGAACACTCTCCAACCACCACTCTCATGTCCACACTGAGCTATGAAAGATGCAATACGTTCTGGTGTATTGATTTCATATTTAGGGAAGACTTCGTTCATTGCATCTACCCATCCATCTGGGTCTTTGCAATTAGGAAATAGTTCTTTGAACTGACTAGCTGTCAACATTGTTATTGACTCCTTTGATAATTGTCATTCCATCCAAAGGCTTCTTTAACTACGTTTTCAGAAAGTCCCTTGAATACCTTATGTAAGGATTTGTCTTTTGCGGCGATAATTAATTCGGCCTCTGAGATATGCAAACCTTCAAGCATCTGAATGAACATGTTTTCTTTCTTAAACGTAGCAAGAGTAGTATTACCACCTTTGATAAAGTGATACAGTTTCCTTGATTCTCTACGCAAGACGGTATGTTCTGTACCTTCAGTAGCTTCGTTTGCTGTATACGGAACTTCCCCAGCGGGGATTTCCCATTCGATTGCTGGGTCAAATGAAGATTTGATAATCATTCTCAAAGAATCACAATCGTGTTCCTTTAAGATCTCAATCTTCTTGCCCTTAGTTTTTGCATTGTGTACTTTCTTTAATACCTCAGAAAGTAGAGGTGTGTATGTTTTCTGATTCATAATCAAAAGTCTCCGATATCGTTCATAAGATTTCTCAATCTTTTATTTATAAAGTAATTTAGTAGTTTACTCCTGTCACCTTTTGGAGGCACTCTATACTCTTCTAGAATCCTACCTGTCAGTTCTTCTGGAATACACTCTAAATCAATTAGTGTTTTGTTTCGTTGATAGTTACGCATCATCTCTTCATTGAAAACATCTTCTGGTTCATGTTCAATCCAACCAGCAATCTTTTTCTTTGACATAGGTTTCTGTCGCATCTCATCTACGAATGTATTGTCTGGCGATAAGAAGTTTGGTATACCATCACTCCTATCACCCTTTAACACATGTTCCTTAATATATATATTCGGGTCAATATCCTTAATAAACTTTTTAAGAACAGGTGAATATTGTTTTACAAAGTTGTGTTTTTGCAGTTGTATAAAATCTTTATCACCAGATAATATTAAGATGTGTTCGAATTCATTCGGTGTCTTAGATATATGTTGACATATGACTGCAATACAATCATCTGCCTCAGCACCTTCCACTTCAATAACTTTGTAGGGGA